CATTCTTATTGGACTAAGCGCTTTGTTCTGGTTCTGAGCCATAATAATACTCCCATTAAACGGTGAAAAAGTTATAATTAATTTTTGCTAAAAAGTATATTTTCATGATTTTGGTAAATCATGTTCTGTGATATCAGCGCCCTGCGATTCAGCTATCGGTTGCCCTTTAGCCCTCATCAGTATGTCATAATTCTCCTTAATTACTTCATCTCTAATGATTTTAGGGACTGACCACTCTACCAATAATTCCTGATCTTGGTTAGGATCATGAATAGTATTGGTCTTTTGCGTAGGCTGATTTCTAGAAAGACCATCAAGTTCCTTCGACTCAATTAAATACTCATATTTAGTATTTAAAGTCTTAGTATCGTCACTAAATCCGCGCCTCTCATGTATCTTTTCTAAATATGTTCTAACCCTTCCAGACACTTCTTTGCGCTTCATTTCGTTAATCAACTTTTTGTGAGCCTTGGCGTCAAAGCCGCCCTCACCAAGCGGCGGTAAACCCCCTGCATCAGCACCGCCCGGAGGAGCACCAGCTTCAGCACCACCTGGAGGAGCACCGGCTTCGGCACCACCTGGAGGAGCACCGGCTTCAGCACCCTCTGGAGGAGCACCACCTTCTGGAGGAGCATCGCCGGCACCTTCTAATCCACCCATAGCGCCACCGCCACCGCCGCCACCGCCACCGCCACCGCCGCCTTCTTCGCCACCTTCTTCGCTTTCTGGAGACTTGCTTAACATTTCTAAGTCTTTAAGCTCTTGGATTTCGTCGGGAGTAAGATCAGTAAAATGAGTCACTATCCATTCCTTAGGAAACCAGCCAAGATCCTTAAGATCCGACATTACGCCGACTCTCGTTCTCCAAGATTCAATTCTATATAATTCTTCCATAGCACTGGTAGCGGTGAGTGCTATTTCGAATCCTTTTAGATCTTCTACTGAGAAGCCTTTAAGAGCCAGATGGACAATTGCGACCTTCGTTAAGCCATTCGCCACTTCTCTTTGGATATATTGAACAGCTTTAGCGAACTCGCTATGGCTCTGCGATAAAGATTTTTCGCTTGACTCTCCAGCGCCTTCACCGATGCCTACTCTAGCAAAAGGAATTTTCATGGGCGCTACCATTTTCTTTTTGAAGTATTCTATATCTGCTATTTTGTCGACGTTCTCGCCGCCTTGAAGAATTTCGACATCAGGACCAGTACCGTCACTGCGTTTCGGTAAGAAATAATCATCCTCTTGGATTAGCGGACTATATCGTTCATCGAAAGAACCAGTGGTAGGGTTATAGAACCTCTGCCTCTTAAAATTCCTCGCAATCATCTGCATATATTCAGGAACTTCTTTGGGCGGTATCATACCGACAGGTATAATGAACTTACGTCGTTCTGGCGCTCTCGTGATCCTATAGATCAGAGCTGCATCTTCCATCAATCGCAATTGCTTAAATGCCTTCCTACCGCCGTCCAAGATCGATTTCCCGTAGGGCGCATAAAAGTTTTCAAAATTGGTCAATCGAAGATGCATCACTTGCCAAGGATGTAAAAATATGGGTTTCGGCCACATGCTGTCCATGTGAAAGAAGCCGATCAGATCACCATAACGGGTCTCAATCCTTGTGAAGTTATACACATTCATAAACTTAAGAGCCGCCACCGATGTCCGGTCAGCGTCAAGCGTGATCTCAAACGGCATATCGCCGTACTTGCACAGATACCTAATGGTAGGCCGGCAAAGTGTATCCCAATTTAAAGTGTTATAGAATAGGCTTTCGAGTTCTCGCTTCAAACGGATTGAACGTGCTCTAATAATTAGTGTATGCTTACGCTCAGGATCGACTAAACTATTGTGTACTATTAAAAAATTAGGGCCTGTTCCTACAGCAAAATTATGGTGCTCAGGAACCTCTATGTCATATACCTTATCGGCTTTACCAGCATCTTCTATCGCTTTTACCACCTTTTCGCCGTCTTCTTCAGTCGGCGCATCTATAGGTGCACCAGTGATGTCGGCATTAATGATAGTAAATGAACGAATCCGTTGCCCAGGCTTTAATTCGGAGGCACGAATATATTCATCAGTCTCAGTTAAATATAGATGTTCAGCAGTGTTAGTGATTATGGTGCCGTCTTCAAAGATCACGCGAATAGTATCGACATCAGTCCCAGTAATTCTGGCGCCTTTAGCGACAGCTGGAACGAATTTCTGATTTTCGATGTCATAAGCTATTACTATAAATTCGTGCTCGCTGCCGGCTTGGGCTAGCTTTTCGATCGTAATAGTTGAACCATTAACTAATAAAATCGGGGTACTACCCACTAAACAGGCTTCATCTGCATATAGATCAAGAGCTAAACTGATTTCGCCAGTCTGATCCATCTGCTCATAGTCTTTATATCTCTCTAGGCGATTTATCTGAAGATTGGTCTGGTCAAGAATAGCAGCTTGCTGGTTAAAATCGAGAAAATCACCGCCGGATGTTAATCTATCAAGGTTTGTTTGGTCTTGAAAAATCCTTTCCGACTGATATATTCTATTTTGCCTCGTCAGGGCACGTAGTCTATCGAATATTAACCAATTGCTAGCCATATGCCGCTCCAAGCCCTAAAATAAATATATTTACAATTACCAAACGACCTAAAAGCCGAACTAATAACGACTTAAATAATTTTAAATCGTTCCATATAATACAATTTAGCAAATAATATTATTTTCTCTTCTGTCTATAGAATTTTGGAGGAGTTACCAAAGGTCTACCCCCAACAGAAGGTATAGCTCCGAGTTGATAAGTAAATTGGTCTAGAACCCGCTGGGCTGCTATCTCAGGCAAATCGATCGGCTCCATGCTCATTGGTATTAGTAGGCCAGAACCGCCCTTTTCGATAAACGATTGCTGGTCTACTACGCGTTGTTCGTCCGTCAATATTGTAGGGCCTACCATCGACCTAAAATCTGTATTATGGTTAGCTGGCGAAACGATGCCACCATCATCGATAAATGCATCACTTGTACCAATAAAAGCAAGTGCTGTTGCAATTACTAGATCGTCGAAGTTACCTGCACCATCTTCTGCCTCAGTTTTAGAAGTATCCCGCCCAGATTTGTCTCTTTTACGAACATAAGTCTGAAATTGTTTAAGAAGCCTTTGAGAATATACTCTATAACCTGAATCATCCTCTCTAATATAGTCGATTAGAAACTTATTCATCGTCGGCTTGCTGGAAGCTGTGGTCGCATAGCCATATGGTGCTACCTTTAAAGCCCTTGGCCGGCGTTTCCTTCCACCCGCTTGAGGCTTATCATTTATATCCTTGCGTCGCCATAGTCTGGGATACATATAGTCGTGACGCAAAGCATCGATAATTATATCGCCACCATTATTGCGCTCTACAACTGCAAGGGCATTATTATAATATCGTCCGATTCTATCGATATACTTCGCTAATTCCCTCGGTAATACTCTTGCCATAAATTCAGCAGCTTGCTCTCTAGTGTCAAGATCAAATACTTCAATGGTGCTATAATCTCTACCTTTACCAGTGGCAATGTCAACCCCCATCACATAGCGGTGGGCAGGTCGGCTTTCCTCTAGAATGATCTTACCTCTTCGTCTCTCAGGAGAGCGGTTGATCGGTTTATTCCAAATCCAGAATCCTTGGTCTGGGTCGATAAATGAAAAATCTAGCTCACTTACGACATTGTTTGTGGGGTGAGTAAACGTCTGTAGTCCAGTTACCTTTTCTACTGGCGGCTTTATGGTTAAAGCGACTGCTGCGAGTGCGTTTTTATCTAGCACGGTGTTACCAGATCCGATAAAAGCAGCTAAAACTTCCTGTTCGAATTTCCAGCCTTCTCCTTGTTCTTGTAAAGCCTGCCACTGTTCTTCTAACCAAGGAGACCAATAAGGGCCATATTTTGAAATCTCGGCCTTTCCTGAGCATGGGCGAAGATTATCCCTCGGCGCTATGCGTTTTTTATCTAATGATAATGGATCTGTATATTCTATAGACCAGTCCATATCCCACCAATTAATGATGATGGGGTTAAATGGACTAACTCCAGCTTCTGCGTCTGTCCATGCGCTCCAATACCAATTACCAACACCATTGCTAGTGCTGATACAAATAACCGAACCCCCGTGCTGTAAGGTCGGCCAACCTGCTGCCCATAACACATCCATATTTGGAATAAACGCGGCCTCATCGATAATATTTAAAGATGCCGCATGAGACCTTAGAACTTCTGGGTGCGATGTAAGCGATTGTATCTTAGAACCGTTCGGAAAAAACACTTCGTGCTCATTTTGCTTTGTCGGAGCCCAAATCTCACGCATCCACGGCGGCAAGTTATTGAATAGAAAATATATGTGCTCACGCAAGAAAGACATCGCATCTTCATTGCGTCTGGAGACTATTAAGATGGTCTTATGAGCGTTAAACATGGCAAACCATAGAGCGAATGCTCCAGATATTTTCGAGACACCCGCCTGCCGGCATTTTCTAAATATGTTTAAGCGGTTTTTTCGAAAACATGTTAGAGCATGCAGCTGGTATTTAAACGGATCAAAAGGTATAACACCAGCTGAAGGGTGTTTTATTTTTCCGAAATTACGCAAAAACCAAGCGACTGATTTTTGGCAACGTTTTATAACTTCTAATTTAGCTTGTTCTGGCGTCATACGTCATCATTTTCGCCTAGTGGTTGGCTTAAAATTCTTTCTAGCATGTTCGAATCGATCCCAGCGCTCACAGTATTTTGCTGGATATTTATGCTAGACTTAGTGGCAGCCAAAGTTTTAGCATTGGCTTCGATCATTTTAACAGCTGTGGTGTTAATATTAGACTTAACTTCGATTGCTTTTACTAGCGATTCTATTATACCAGTAGACAATTTAGAACCAGTTCCTATAGCATTTTCTACTTGATCGCGCAATAAATTTATAAGGTCTTGGGTCTCTGCTCTATCCGCCTTGCATGCCTTTAAAACATCATCAGTAACATCATCGAGTCTACGCAAGTACTTGGTTATATCGACGGCTTCTGGTTCAACGCTTGCGTTATTAGGATTTTCAGTAGAAATAACATGTGGTGCCACATTGGCTAAGTCTAGTGTAGAAGGAACTTGATCGCTGGCCTTGTCTAAATCTCTAAATAAATCATTTAGTTCTGTCATCCGATTTTTCCTCGACGTTTTTTTCCATCAAAGACACTGATAGATTAGAAGCCGCCAACTTATCATGTAATTCTGTTACAGTAATCTTTTGATCATCTATCAATTTTAACAATTTATCTAGTTTACCTTCAGTATGGACAGCCTTGGCTTTTTTGCGTTGTGTCCTTGTACTCTTTTCATGAGCTTGCTTAGTAGCACCATGACTCATTTGGTCGATGGGCCTTTTTTTGGGGTGAACTCTTCCAGCAAGATCAAAAGGCTTTACCCTACTATGCCCAGTCGGATTATCAATCCTATTCTTTTTGCCGACTCTGGTCCGCCTGCGAACTCTCTCTACGACTGAGCCGCCCATAGATTCGGCAATAAAACTATTGAATTCTTCCAAGGTTAATGACTGATCAGCGATTTTTTCTACTATTAGATCGTATTTCATTTTACTCTTCCTCTTCGTCGAGTATTACTTTTTTGCGCTCAAGGGAGTTATTGGTGGACCCTCGGTTTATTGGCGAATCGGTAAATTCTGTGCTTCTTAATTTGAGTAATTTTAAAAATCCAGTAATTATAAATCTCGATAATTTAGTTTTTTCTATCAATTTTCCGACTAAACCATCATGGGGTTTATCATCAGTCCGTATCAATAGATCTAATGCCTCGATTATAATAATATGTTCTTCATTATATTGGCATATGTTCTTGGCTTCGCCGAGGAATCTAGCCATAACGTCATTCTGAGTTTTAGTCTTTGTACCGACGTGGTTAAGATAGGCGTCACTGTTTTTTCTATCACGTCCTTCTTTCTTGATATATGCTAATATGACGGTTCTCGCAACCTGCGACCACATATTGAATACTTTACTTGCGCCCTTATATAATATAGTGGTAGAACCGCCGAATAAACCCTGCTTCGGCTCTATGATCGGAGCTTCTGAAAACGTTAAATTGCACACTTTACACTTTTTGATGAGCTTAACCGTGTCTTCTAATTTTAGAATACCATATTCTAATTGGCTTGGCGAATATAGAATTGAATCGCTTGGTCTGTCTGGATTATAACATCTTCGACAATGTGGTCTAGCTTTATATTTATATAGAACTTTTTCGACTTGGCACCAAGCGGTATTTACTAGATCTCCCATGGAGGAGTCTTCTTGGCCTGGGTAGATCATATGAAGACCTTGCTTCCTGATGATCTGCCTAATCAATTCAGAAGCATTGGACATAATAGCGTCACGTAGACCTACGTCGGTACATCCTGTCCAAATATACTTGGTTAAATTCCATTCTACTATTTCATTTATAAAATATAAGCGTTTAGGTACTTCAGAGGCATCACTTACCAAATAATGCGCTGGGCACTTTAAATCTGGATCTGATGAGTTCGCTTCCATCTAGTACACCATTCGGAAAGATCACGGTAGACGGATAGCCTATGTGATCTATTATCTTCAACCTTGCTTTAGAGTGGTTATATAGGTATTTGTTATTTCGGAAATAAAAATCATATATAACACTCTTTCCGCGTTTATTTAGCCGCAAGGCTCGACCTATTTTCTGCTCGAAATCCGATTGCAATTTACCACCAGTAGCCAAAATCAACCTCTCGCATCCGCCTTTTAAATCTAAACCCCGATTGATTATTTTTCCACCGATAAGAATCTGGAACTTCCTATCCTCAAAGTCCCTAATTACTTCCCTGCGTGTATTCTTATCAGTCTTACCGAAAATAAAATGTGCTGGATAACCAGCACTATTAAACAATTCGAGCAAACTACGGCCAAGAGCCTCTCTATCTACTAAAATTAGTACTCCATCACCTTCTGGTAATTTATTAGTAGCTATACGATATATTAAGGAATGAAAATCGGCGTTTTCTACCATAAAATCATTTATAGCTATATCATAAGCCGTCGACTCCTTGATATCGCCCTGACCGCCGACACAAAACATCTTGTACTCACAAGGGATAATCCTTCCAAGGCTGGTTAATAAAGCCCTGTCGACTCTGTGAATAATCGACCCTAAATGCTCCTGCACCACCAAAGCTTCAACCGGCTTAGAAGGATCAGTAGGAGTACCACTAAAACCATATCTTCTACGGCCATGAAAGTGATTCCTAAAAAGATTTTTATATGATTCACTGCAAGCCTTGTCGCATTCATCGACTAGTAACATTTCAGCTTTATGAATATAATCTAATAATTCATTAGCATTCGCCTTACGGGTCTCGAATGCTTTAAGCTGATTCTCGAACTTATTATAACGCTTGGTATATTGGTGTTCATCCTCGCCTTTAAGATGCTTGGGCGGTACCGGTGCCGCTTTAGGTGGTGAAAGAGACTGTATCGAACCTACGACAATAGTCTGACCATTGGGCTTATGCCCAGCATAAAACATCCCTACTTCATCCTTAATATCCCGTAACAATAAACGTGATCGCGCCTGTTCTACAACAATTGTCTGATCAGCCAGAATGACCGTAGGGCAGTCGAAGATCTTACAGATAGCACAAGCCACCTCTGTCTTACCGGCACCAGTTGGTAAAGCAATGATCCCACATTCATTGGTAATTGCTTCTCTTATCGAAGTAAGCTGGTATTCTTCAAGGGTAATATCTGGTAGCATATCAGCGGTTACGATGTCAACAGTCGGGACTGGATATCCCCAAGTATCTCTGGCATCGGTTATAGAAAGCGGTAAATTATGCTTCTTACACACTTCGATCACTAGAGCCAACAAAGGCCTTGCGATCTTCTTTCTTGATCGATTATATTTTCTATAGACACCATCCCATTGCCCTCGCTGGTTAGGATCTATGTAAGTCCCAGGTCTTGAGACGCTGAAAGCCTCCCAGAGCACATTGTCTTCATGCTGGGTGATGTTTTCGAAATATACAAAATTATTGTCGCGTATGATTGCATTCATATCTTATTAATACATCGATAATTATTTTCCGGTTATAGTTTTAATGTGTTCTTGGTGCTTTTCTTCTGGCAGGTACCATGGCATCTTAGGTGTCGTCTTTTGAATGGGCTGGTCGCTATGAATCCAACCTTCCCTTATAGAGTAGCGGCCTGAATAGCAAGCACATTCTATAGAACAAAAGCTTATTTCTTGGCTGCTTTCAGACATGATCCTATCGCAGCACGCACAATGGGTGTGACTATTATCTATTCTGCAACATTTATCGTTTATCGGCATAATATCAACCATCGTTTATTTTCGGTGTACAAAGCTTTATTTGACCTATTCTTAGAATAGTTCTAAAGCATAGGGATCACCTTGCCAATCATATTTAAGGTCGTCTAATATTTTTCGTAATTCATTTCTAAAATTATCTGCTGCTTCTTTTTCACCCCGTCTATTCGCATGCCTTATTTTCATGCCGTAATCGGTGATTGCTTGGCGAGCCTTAACTAAAGGCCTATTAGGGTCACCTGCTACTTTTCCAGGCTCATCTCTAGACATCGGATAACTTTCAGATAAAGTATCGTATTCTAGAAACACATTCGGATCTTCTGTGATCATCCTTGCAAGCTTATTTATATCTATCCTAGCCATATCAGTGTACCCTTGTAACATAATAGGCTATATTTGATCTAGCTTAACTCGCAATTGTCACCGTCGCAGAACTTGCTGCCTAGAGCTTCATTGATAAATTCAGAATAGTCGGCATCTCTAATACCCTTATTATATTCGTCGACTTCTTCTTTGGTACATGGGATATAAGGGGCCTGGGGATAATTATGCCCAGTATGTGGAAGGAAGCTAATGCCCTTAGTCTGGTCTTCGTAAACCTCAAGTACCTTACTAATCTCTTTCGCCTCATTCTGCTTAAACTTAATGGTGCAGCTAACCTGATTATCAGCCCAATAACGCTGATAGTCTGTAGCATTAGCCATCTGTTGCCAGATACCGGCCTCGTCAACGGCTTGCACCCTCTCGTCTGTGACACCGAAGTACACCACGACAGTCCTGTCTTTATCAGTAATAGACGGCTCGATTCGATAACCGGCATCAGACAAGATCTTAACTAGAATACTTTCTTTAGCCACCCTAACGGTACGCCAATAGGTACCAGCTTCTGGATAATGAATACCTGGAGTAGCGCCAGCCAGCAAGGAAACCGATCCAGATGGCTTAACACTTGTCACTTTGATAGACTTCTGAATACATAGCCAATCAGCATAAATCGAATCCCATCGCTTAATCTCTTGGAACCCTGCATCGCAGAATTCAGTAAGCATCTTGCGCCTGCCGAATTTAGCGAACGCTTGAACTATGCCTGACTGTGATAAACCAATACGCCTATTTCTAAGCATTACATGATTAGTGCGGGCATTGTGGGTAGGTAGCAAAGTGACAGTCTTGGCATAAAGATAAGCGAATTTTAAAGTCCTCATGTAATCATCGACATTATCATGATTAGCTGGAAATGTCTCGCAGAGGCAACATAATTCGTACGATTCTAACGACTGTTCACAGCAAGGGTTAGTACCCATCACCCTGCCATCAATACCCGGCTGCCTGCCGTCAATCATTCTTCCATAGTCCCGAATGTTGTCGAGCCAGATTAGTCCTGGCTCACCATTGGCAGCTATTTGTTCGCCTATCTTGTCATAATTCATACCAACATTTGCGAAGACAGAATTGTTCGATGCCCATCTGTGATGGTTGAGAGCATTCCAAGTCTCTATCGCAGGGATAAGTCTTTCTTCTGGGATTCCTGACCCATTAAAATCCTCAAGAGTAGCTTCACTGCGCATCGAAGAATATATCTTCTGTGTACACTCATAAAACTTAGCCACTTCCTCTATATTCAACGTAGCAATCGGATTTTTCATGCTACTGTAAGCAAAATCATCAGCATTACCAAAGGCAATTTCGGCAGTGTTGTGGACCAGTCTACCCTCTGCCACGAATTCGCTACGATCAGGAACCGAAAGATCAAAAGTCTCTACCATAATGCCTTCGTCAACGACTGACTCTACTTCGATAGGCACCAAGTAAGCAGTCTTTGCGTCGCATAGTAAAGCGCGGCTATAGGTCATCTGATTTTGTTGAGGGGACCAAGATCTACCATAATTGACATTGTCACGATTTATCCATTCTGCTGGATATCCATAGTCATGGCCACTAGAATGAGTGGTTTCGCGTAGCGTCTTGACGGCATGCGGTTGTATTAAATCCCTAAACCGTGCAATGGCAAAATCACCTACTAGAGAAATATCCCACTTAGCTTGACCTTTATCATCAGCTTCTTTGCGAAGTCTTAGCTTGGTCGGAATTCCTAGGCTAGAATAAACTGCTTGAACCTGTCTTAAGAAATCTCTGTAAATGCTCGAAATCATGGTGGCTGGACGATTCTTAGTAGAACCATCGGAATCTAATAAACCAGCCAAATATGCCGCCCTAATCTATGGCAAGCCAAGTCTGATATATTCTGGAACATTTAAAGGTGTCTTTGCTTGTTTGAGATTAGAATGAAGATATTGAGCGAACCTTCTAGATGTTACTCTAATTTTACGACTATTGTCCTGAGTAGGTTGCTCCCTAGGTGTAAACCCAAAGACGGCGAAACCAGCAATTGCTTTTTCGGTAATCAGATCGTGGTATTCGTCACGGTTGATCGGAATGGAGACCGATGCACCATGATTCTGGCGGGCTTTATATTGTCTACCAAGATAAACGTAACCATCACCCTGAATCGCTCCTAGAAACCAAGCTACTTCTGCGGTAAGACCAGGCACTACTAAATTATTACCACGTGTCGACAAATCACTGTATCCAGGCATGACGGTTGGAGTGCCGGGTATAATAGCATCAACAAAGACCATCCGATCGCCGGCTTTAAGCTGGTGTGCTCGTTTCCACTCATAAACACCAACACCTGTCATCACTGCTATCCTGTGGCGATCGGTGCAGCGGAACGGCCCAGTCTGGCTATTAATAGTAATAACCCTTTGAATCCCTTGGGCTACATTCTCAGCCACGGGATGATAACCGTCGGCGGTAAGGACAAGATCACCGACCTGCACTTGTTCGATAGGCACTAAACCGCGTTTAAGATGGACCAACGTACCCTTGGGTAAACATCGTCTTACATTGCCTGCCACCACGCATCTTCCGATATAATTCATGATATCAGTAATATCAACGCTAGACAAAGTGCTGCCAATTCGCCTAGCTAAGTGATTTCTAATAAGTTCATGCAGTTCTTGTAATATCCCAGGCCCTGCAGCCTTACCGCCAAAGCCTTTTATCGGAGCGTTGGCCGGTCTGATTATTGAATATTCGAATTCTAGCGATCCTTCGTTGCTGTTCGTAGTATAACTATGGATCAATGACCTTACACTATCAACCCACCCCTCTCTCGAATCTGATATCAAGTATGGCTTAATATTATCACTGGGCCTATTAATCTTAACCTTGCCGGCTCCCTTAGTGTCGAAACCGACGCCAACGCCAAGCAGACTCATATCCATCAAAAAGCAAAATGGCTCGGCTGGATCAGCTTCTATCTTGTCGTCCGTC